CGCGGTGCCGCCGCGCCGCTCCACGACCTGCCCGGCCGCGGCTTCGAGATCCTTCCACCACTGCGCGATGCAACCGTTGGCCAGCCGCCACGCCGTCTTTACCTTTCGCGCCTGCAGCAACGTCAACGGCACGCCTGCCTTCGCGGCCTGCCCCGCGAAGGTCACGTCACCCATGCCGTACTGCAGCGCCAGCGCCGCGACCTTGCCCAGTTGGTAGTCGTCGCTGCCGATGGACTCGGCGGTGAAGTCGTAGAACTTCCGCGGCTTGCCGCCTGCCCGCTTCTCATCGTCGTAGTCGCGGAAGAACTGCAGAACGTCTTCCTGCCCGGCGAGCCATGCGCACACCCGCGCTTCGACGGCCGAGAAGTCGGCGCCGATCAGTTCTCGACCCGGTGGCGCGATCACCACAGAACGCAGCATCTGCGACATGGCTTCCAACGGCCGGGCTTCCAGGAGCTCCAGCGTGTCCAGGTCTTCGGCTTCGCACAGCTCACGCACGAGCCGCGACGAGACGTCAGTCAGCTTGTTCTTCGGCAGGTTGTGGAGCTGCAACCCGTCGCTGCTCCACCGGCCCGTATGCGCGCCGCAATAGCGCAAGGCGAAGCGCAGGCGCCCGTCGGTGCCGACCATCGTCTCGACGCGGTTCAGCTTCGCCAGGGACGCGGCCTTGCCGGCCTCGACGCTGGTCTGCAGCACCTCGCGCACGTCGGCAGGCAGCTCAAGTTGCAGCAGCTCCGCCACCGCCGCCTTGTCGGCGGACTCGGTCTTGTGGAATGTGCCGTCCTTCTTCTTCCGGGTGCGCTTCGGCAGGACGATGCCGCGGCCTCTCAGCCACCCCCGCAAGCCGGCCGACGCTCGCGACTTCTCGACCTGGAACAGCGTCGCGCGCTGCACGTCGTCTTCCAGGCGCTGCTGCCGCGTCTCGGCCATGCGCCGCAGCTTGCCGGCGAACTCCTGATCCAGCAGCGCGCCGCGGGCGTTTATCGCTTGATCGATCCGCCACACCTGCAGTTCCGTCACCGACAGCTTCGGCAGCGCGAAGTAGGCGTCGAGAGTCGCGGCGACGTCACCCTTGCAGTAGTCCTCTAGCCGCTGCAGCTCCGCCGCGGTCGCCGGCGGGTAGGTCCAGCCGCCGTTCCCGTCGTCTTCCGCGACGCAAAGGCGCTTCATCAGCGCGGCGCCTTCCATGTCCTTCTGGTGCTTCACGCCAAGCGCCCGACACACGCCTTCCAGGGAGCGCGGCAGGTTCTGCGCCGCGGCCATGGCCTGGGTGTCGCGCCACTGGTCAGGCTCGACGGTGGGCCAGCGCAGTTGCGGCTGCAGGACGTTGGCGAGAATCGACTGCTCGAAGGACACGTTGTGCGCGAGCAGCAGGCCGCCGGCGCGCAGGTAGTCGGCGACGACCGCGGGGAAGATCCGCCCAGGTCGCCACCGAAGGTAGGTGCGCTGCGAGCCGGGGCCGGTGGCGTAGCCGAAGACGCCGCAGTAGACGATGGTCGACGGGTGCTGCGAGTAGGCCCAGGCGCCGCTTTCGACGATGTCGCAGGCGCTGGCCGTCTCCAGGTCCAGCGCCAGCACGCCCACGTGGGCGTCGAACTGTGCTACGGACGCCAAGGTTGCTTCGCGCGGCCGTGCGAGCGGTGCGAGTCTCGATCCTGCTGCAGTTCCATCTCGATCGCCGCGGCGTTCTCGTGGATGTAGTGCAGCAGCGCGCCGCGCACCGGGCTGTCCGGTTCCAGCTCAGCTTCGAGCCAGGACAGATAGCTCGCCGGCACTTGGCCGAGCGGCGTGCCCTTGTGCTTGCCGAAGGGCATCGGCGTTTCGTCGTCGAACTCCAACATGATCGCCCCCACAGGTTGAAGAAAAGCGAGCAGCCGAACCCGAAATGCAGCAACCGTAGCCGGTCAAACTCGTCGCTGCGGTTTCGTTCCAACACCGCGTCTCATGCGGCGGTCCGACTGCTCGCAAAGGAACTCTAGCCGAACAGATCGTCCGCGGATGCTGCAGGCTTGCCGCGCTTGCCACCGCCACGGGCAGGCGCCGCTTCCGCGGCTTCGTCGCCGTCGTCCATTGGTTCGTCGCCCCCGGTGTCGATCGGCTCGAACAGTTCGTCCGCGGGTTTGCGACCCGTCAAGGACTCGCCCTTGCGCAGGAGCTGCAAGGCGTTCACGTTCACCGAGACGCCCTTGCCGCCCTTCTTGTTGTGCCAAGTGTACGGGGAGAGGTTCGCTCGGATGTAGCACCCCGAGAAGATCACGGAACCGTCCAGGTCCATCAGCGGCTGCACGTTCTGGTCGACGACTTGAATCGGGTAGCCGTTGCTGCAGCGCATGCTGTGCCAGCCCTCGTCATAGCCGTCGTACTCACCGTGGCATTCCTTGAGGGGATAGCCACGGTCCGAAAGCTTGGCGTCCTTGCCGAAGGCGCTGAAGACTGCGTCGCGCAGCATCTTCTTGATGGGCGCGAGATCATAGTCGGGCGGGAACAGCAGCACGCACGAGAACACCTCGCGCGAGTCCTCGTCGTACTTCCGTTTCTTGAACAGATCATTGAAGGCAAGGCGCACCTCGCCGGTCGTCACCGAGCCGTTGTCCGGCTTCTCTTTCTCGTCGGCTTTCGCCATGTCGTTACTCCGTTGCGTTTTCAAGGGACTCCACTTTGCTGAACACCGCACTACCCGGCGCGATCGCAGGGCGACGGTCCGACTCTGCCACCAGCGCGGTGCCGGTGACGGGTTTCTCTGCGTGCGCGTCGACAAGGTCGGCGCGCTTCCGGCCGAGCCGGCGGCCGGCTTCGGCGGGGCTGATGATTTCCGGCGGCTCGTAGGCGTCGACGCCTTGCTCCGTCAGGAACGTCACGGCTTCGGTCTTGTCGCGCCACTTCCGGTGCCCGGTCTTGTGCACCAGCTTGTAGCCGGCGACCGTCTTGCCGTGGTTCGCCAGCTCGTAGGCGTGAGCCCTGACCGCGGAGATCCATTCCTCAGCGCGGTCGAACAGCGGCAGCAGGCGCGCCACTTCGTCGGCGTCGAGCGTCTTCGGCTCCGGGGCCACCTTCTTGGCGAAGGCGTGCTGCGCCGATGCCAGCGCGTCCTTCTTCAACTGCGGGCACACGATCTTGGCGCGGCAGAAACGGCAATGGTCGCCGCTGGCCAAAGGCGCGTTGGGCTGCTGCGTGGCCTTCACCGCCTCGACGACTTCAGCGCCGAAGCTCTTGCGCAGTTCGCCGGCAGGCACGGACCACGAGCGCCACGGCTGGCAATCGCCGAAGTAGCGCGGCTGCACGACGTGCAGGACGACGGTCTCCACGTCTCGCATCATGGCCGAGTGCGTCAGCAGCGCACCGAGGCCGTAGATCATCATTTGCTCGTTGCGCTCTACATCGACGAAAACCCCGGCGCCGTACTTGAAGTCGAAGACGTGGAGCGTCTTGCCGTTCGCGGTCAGCAGCAGTTGATCGGCCGTGCCATGCACGTCCTTGCTGACGTGCACGCGCTGCTCGATGAACGTGGCGCGCTGGCCGTCTTCCATTTCGACGCACGCGACGGCGTCGAGATAGACCTGCACGGCTTTGGCCATGGCCGCGTCGCAGCGGAAGCGGCCGTCGGAGCTGACGCTACCGAGGCAGGTGGCCGCGTCGCGTTTGGTGGTGAGACACCGGGCGGCGATCGAGTGCGCGAAGGTGCCCTCATCGGCGTAGGGGCTCGACTCGTCGGGCAGGCCGGTGCACAGCGCGACGGAGCCAGGGCAGCGCATCCAACGATGCGCCGCGCTGGGGGAAAGCTTGGCGTGTTCGCTCACGCTTCGCCGTCCGCGGCTTCGTCGACCTCGACTTCCACCTCGCCCGCCTCGCCGTTGCTGGTCGCGGCCTTCAGGCCGTCCAGCACGCGCGCGAAGTCCGACGGCTTGACGTCGATGAGCTGGCGGAAGCCCATGCCCGCGAGCACCTTCTTTGCGTCGTCGAAGCCGACTTCGCTGACCAGCGCGCGCAGGGCAACCTTCAGGTCATCGAGCGTGAGTTTCGGGGCCTTGGCCGCGGCGGCTGCAGGCGCCTTCTCGCGCTTCGCCGCGGACTCGGCGCGGACGGCGGTGCGCAGCTCGTCGGACTCCTGCTTGCGGATGTCCTTCCCGGTTTCGGCGTCGATGCCCGGAGTGGGATCCTCCAGCCGGGCAAACTCGACGGGCGCCGACTTCTCCGGCGCTCGCTCTTTGACCGGCGCAGGCCGGATCGCTGACACGAGCGGCGGCAGGGCGCCGAGCATGCCGAGGACTCCGGCAAGGGCCTTGCGTTCCTCGGTGTTGGCGGGATCGTAGGAAAGGGAAACGGTGACGTTCATGAGTTCGAGTCTCCAATATCACGGTAAGTAACTAGGCAAGCCTCGACGATGTTGGCGCACTGCGCCCACATTTCAGGCGGGTAGATCGCTTGCATGTTCGTGCCGCCGACGGCAATCTGCGTCTTGAACGCTGCGGCATGCACCGCGGCGGTCGCCACGTTTCGTCGCGTGCGGATCTTCGGTGCAAGGGCTTTGAAGGGCGCAGCTCCGCCGAATCGAGCGCGCCACACCTTGCGGACGGTATGGCCCATGGCCGTGCGGAACTGCTGGCTGACGCCCACGCCTCGCTCATCGACAGCGCCCAGACTTAGCAGCAGACGTCGAAGCGTCCACCAGCCGAAACGTGCATGGCATTCAGCGGCCGGCAACCGATCGCGCTCTATCACGGCAATTGCGGCGCGATCGTCGGCGCTAAGCAAACGCAGCACTTCGTTGATGCCGGTCATAAGCCGCGCGCTCCGGCCTTATGCCGCCTAGGGCGGTCCAGCAGCGCATAGTAAGGATCGAGTTCGCTACCCATCACGGGAAGGTAATGCTCCTGGAACATCTCGTAGCCGTCATAGACGCGGACTAGCTCACCGTGCGCTACAACATGGAGCCTAAGAAGCCACACAGGCAGCAGCCAATCGGCCAGTAACCCATACCGCACCATCGGCACGTCAGACGTGACGACGGCTTCGTAGACGTCAATTGAGTCGAGATCTTCGCTTATGCAGAAAGCGTCGGGGATAAGTGTGGAGGGAATCTCTTCATATAGCATCTGCCAATGTCCCGCGAACTCAAACCAAGTTTCGCGGCTCACTCTGCGCGGGTAATTCCCGAACCGAGTAGCGCTGTGGCGGGGAGCGTCGAAGTCGTTTTCGCGGTAAGCGCGACCCGCGCGGGACACACGCCCTTGGAAACCGTGCTCCCAATTATGCACCCTGACCACATCAAAGGGGATTCCCAGTTCCTTAGCGGCGATAGCGGCGCAAACACTACCGGTAAAAAGATGTCCGCGCAAGCCGAGAAACTCGCGCATTCCATGGACCATATTGCGATGCGCTACGGTTTCTTTACCCACGTGACAACACCTCGCTCACCATTGCCGTTTTCATTCGCAGCGTGGCCGTAATGGCCTCGTCGATCGTCCCGGCCAGCGCCAAGAAACGCACGCGCGTCTTCCCGCTCTGCCCGATGCGGTGGATGCGGTCGGCCGCCTGCGCATTCTCGCCCGGCACCCATGACAGTTCCACGAACACCGCTTCCGTCGCGGCCGTCAGCGTGACGCCGGTGCCGCCGGCCACAATGTTGCACACGATCACGCGCGGGCCGCCTTCCTGCTGGAAGTCGAGCACGGCTTCCGCGCGCTGCTTGCCCGACAGGTCGCCGCTGATCCAACGCACGCCGAAACCCTTGAGCCGCGCGACGACCTCAGTGAGCACGTCTCGGTGGTGCACGAATACCACGACCTTGGCCATGGCGCCCGCGTCCAGCTCAGCGGCCAGCATCTCGGCGGACGCGGCGGCCTTGGCCATGCCCGACAGCCGGCGCCACGTCGCGAACTCCAGCGACTCGGCCAGCCCCGCCAGCTCGCGCCCCTGCGCCACGGCACCGTCCCACAGCGCCCGCACGGCGGCGTTCGCCGCGGCCAATGCCGGCGGCATCCGACCGGTGCCGACGACAACCTGCTCGAAGCGCCGCTCCGGCAGCGACAGGCAATCGGCCTTGAGCCGGCGCAAGTACTTGCCGGCCAGCTTGTCACGCAGCTCGCCGACGTTCTTGTTGCCCACGACCTTCAGGCGGTCGGGCGTGTAGTCGCTATGCGCCAGCTCGCAGTACCGACTGCGGAAGGTGAAGAAGCCTTCGAACTCGGCAGGCCACATGCCCCATAGGCATGTCCACAACTCGCTGGCGTTGTTGGGCATCGGGGTGCCCGTCAACGTCCAGCGCCGCGGAATGCCGTCGAGCACCGAGGGTACTTGCTTGCTGCGCACGCCCCACAGCCGCCGGCTACGCGCTGCTTCCCGGTTCCTGAAGTTGTGGGCCTCGTCGATCACCGCCAAGTCGAAGCCAGCCCCTCGCAGTTGTGCGAAGATCCGCGGCGACCGCAACAGGTCGTGTGTGACGATCGCCACGCTGTCGCCGCCGATGGTCAGGTCACCGGCATCGACGACCTGCACGCTGCGGTCGGGCGACCACGCGGCCCACTCGCGCGCCCAGTTCCACAGCACCACGCTAGGACAGCACACCAGCACGCGCTTGCACCCGGCGGCGTCCGCGGCGACGATCGCCGTGACGGTCTTGCCCAGGCCCTGCTCGTCCCACAGCATCGCGCGGTCGCGAGCTGCGAGCCATGCGGCGCCGGAAACTTGGTGCTCGTAGAGCTGCATCGACGGCGTAGATTTCTACTGCGCCGCCGCGCCGACCGTCAAGAACTATCGCGGATTTTTCTTCAGACGGTTTTACCACGGCCTCACGGATTTTTCCTTTCGGCTTGCCAGGATCCGACGGACTCGGCATGTTGCGCCATCACCATGGCCGCTACCGCGCCGTCATCGGCGCCGCTCTTGCAGCGTTTCCTCGCTCTGCCCCTCTACCGAGAACTCGCCGAACAGCCGCGGTGGCTGCGTTGGCAATTGAAGCGCAACGCCGGCGGCCGATTGACGAAGGTGCCCGACTGCTCCACCGCACAACCGAGCCAGTGGCGTGTACTGCGCGACGTGCTTCCTGCCGCGCTCGACGGCGAGCCGCCCGACGACCAGCAAGGTATCGGACTCGTGCTCACTGGTGGCGTCGATATAGCAGCAGGGCCACTCTACTGCGTTGATCTGGACGCTTGCCGACATCCTGAAACCGGCGCGCTCACCGCATGGGCTGAAGAAGTGCTGAACGTCTTCGAGCGCAGCTACACCGAAGTCAGTCCGTCGCGCTACGGCTTGCACGTCTGGGCCTGCGAGCAAGGTCGCTTGTCGCTTGACCGCACGCGGGTCAAGGTTCGCGCCCTGCCGCTCGGCGACTGCGAGAAGACGCCGGAACTGCAGGTCTTCGGCACCGGCGCGCCGTGCTATGTGACGATGACCGGGGTTCACCACGTCACTTCGCTGCGCGACGTCCGTGCGGTCTGACTCGGCGTTCGCGTGGCTCGCCGAGCGCTATGGCCTCGGCGACGGCAGCGGATCCGCCGACAACGGCGCAGTGCCGCCGCTACCCCCAGGGCAAGGCGCAGCACCGCTGCTCGACGAAGTCGCGCAAGCCTTCCTCGCCATGCCGCGCGGCGCCGCGATGGCCGCCGCCGACTGGCACACCGTCGCCAGCGAACTCGGCGAGGACGCCTTCCCCTCGGCCAGTGAAGTCTTCGCCGAAGTAGAGCGGCAGGCCCTCGCGGCCGCGCGCGGTCACGGCGCCGTTGCGCTCGACTTCCTGCAGCAGCGCACCGCCTGGGGTCGCGGCGAAGTCGACGACAGCCACGAGCCGATGCGCTATGCCAAGCGTTCGTGGGTCGCCCGGGATCTCGCACGCATCGCCGGCAAGCGGCCGGGCGCGGCGCAGTTCTTCGAGCCGGTGCCGAGGGCCGCGGAGACGAAACCCGTCGAGCACACCATCAAGCGGCGCACCGGCCTGCTGCAGCGCCTCTACGACTTCATGGCCGAGCCGGGCGGCTACGAGTTCCTGGTGCACAACCTCATTCCGCGCGTCGGGCTCGGCCAGTTCTACGGCGACTCAGGCACCGGCAAGACGCCCTTCATTCTCTCGCTTGCCCTGCACGTCGCCTTCCCGCAGCTCACGCATTGGTTCGGCCACGACGTCGATGTGCACGGCACAGTGGTCTACATGATCGGCGAAGGCCGGGAGGGATTGAAGAAACGCATTGCCGGCGAGCTGCGGCAGCACGGCATCACGCTTGAGCCCGACAGCCCCTTCGTCGTCACCACCCGGCCTGGGCAGCTCTGCGATGCCGACGACGCCGGCCGGTGGCTGCAGGCGATCAAGGAGCTGTGCCCGCAAGGCATCGCGCTGCTCGTCGTCGACACGCTGGGCCAGAACTTCGGCCCGGGCAACGAAAGCGCCACCGACGACATGAACCGCTTCGTGCAGCATCTGACCGCGCTCACGCGGCAACTTCGCTGCTGCGCGATCCCGACGCACCACATGGGGCACGGCGACAAGACGCGCGCCCGCGGCTCCTCTGTGTGGCTGCCGGCCCTGGACTTCTCGTTCCAGGTCACCAAGCACGGCACGCTCGGCGCCATCGCCACCGCCGACAAGGCGAAGGACTGGACGATGCCGGAGCCGCTGCGCGCCAACCTCGAAGTCGTCACCGTGGGACAGGACGAGAAGGGGCGCGACGTCACGACGGTCGTGCTGCGCGGGCTGCCGACGGGCCTGGAAGCCGTCAGGCTCGAAGACCGGCGCGCCCGTGACCTGGAGCTGTCCGAAGTGCTCACCGACGAAGTGCTGGGCGCGCTGCTGACCGCGGCGCGGACGCTGCACGACGCCAGCACCAAGCGGCAGAAGGGCGGTTGGTTCTCGGTCCGGCAGATGCTGGCGCTCGCCGCTTTGCCGCGCTCCGACCGGGCAGTTGCGGCGGTGGCCAGGGCTGAAGAACTCGGTTTGATAAAAACTGCGTCTCGGCCACAAGTCACTCGCGCCAAGCGGGTCGGTGATAAAAACACCCTGCCGTCGGTAAGTTTGACGGAGGCAGGACTTGCGGTCACCGCGTGAAGCGTTTCGCAAAGGCGCCAAGGGGGTCGCTTGGCGCGCGCTTGGCGCGTTCGGACTTCTGGCGGTCGCGCCAAGGGCGCGCCAAACGCGCCAAGCTAGAGCTAATTCAATGCTACGACTAGATATAGAGCATTCTGCGCCAAGCTGCGCCAAGCGCGCCAAGCTGCAAAGCGTCTACCCCTTGGCGCGCCTAGGCGTCTCCCTTAAGGGGACGCCGGCGGCGCCAGGAGACCGACTTATGACGGTTACATGCGTCGACTTTCGAGTGCTCCACGAGCGTCGAGGGCACCCCCGGTGACGGCCCCCTTCTCGTCGCTGCCGAACGTTGACTTCCTGGCTACGGGCGCACCGAAGGCATGGCCTCGCCCGGTGACGGCCCGTGGCGGCCACGTCTACCGGAACGGCAGCGCCGACGAGTGGGGGCACAACGTGCGCGCGTTCTGCGTGCAGTGCCTGCAGGGGCTGCAGGGTTGGCCGCGGGACGGTTCGTTCCACGTCGTGCTGCAGTTCACCTTCAAGCGGCCGCCGGTGCACTTCCTGCGCGGGGCACTGCGCGAGACGGCGCCGGTGAGCTATCTGAAGCGCCCCGACGTCGACAACCTTGCCAAGCAAGTGCTTGACGCGCTGGGCTCGTGGGACGACTTGCCGCCGCTGCTGTGGTGGGACGACGCCCAGGTGGAATGGCTGCAGGTGTCCAAGCGGTGGGGTAACATCGAAGGCATGAGGTTTCGCGCATGGTGGACCGCCCGATGAAAACGCTGCAGCTCACGAGCGGCGAGCGGCTGCGGCTTGACCGACAACGGTTTCATATGACGTGCACGGAGCAAGCGGCGCTGCTCGACATCCCGGTGCGCAGATTGCGGGAGCAAGACGCATGCACCTCGGACCCGATGCCTGCGCCTCTCGCTCCGAACGAGTGGTGCCGCGTGCTGCGCGAGCGCGCCGGCCTGACGCTGCACCAGCTCAGCGAAATGACCGGCCTTGGCGTGCCATGGATCAACCGCGCCGAGCGCGGCAGGCTGCGGCCTGAGCAGCTCGACGTGCTCGTGCAGTTCTGGGAGCGCCAGCCATGACCCAACCAGACGACATTGGCGCAGCAGCAGCACACTACATCGTGCGGCGACGTCGCGGCAAGGTCGACGTTCTCGCCGTCGTCGATCGCTTCGCGCGCCTCGAAGGCGTGGACTTCGATCGCGAGCTGTACGAAATGGTCATGCGACTCGTGCGCGGCGCCGGCCCGGAGAACACGCGCGCCGCGAAGCTGGTGCTGCAGTACGTCGCCGAAGATCAAGCACGGCTGCAGCGTGTGATGGCGCGCGTCGAACCTCCGCCGCAGTTGCCGACGCTCGTACCCAACGGCGGCCCGGGCCTTGTGCTCGAAGGTGAAGATGTGGCCGACGCGCTCGACGACTTCGACGAGTGGAAAGAACAGCTTCGACGCGAACGGCCGCAGCTCGTGCTGGTGCGGCCGCCGGTGACGGACCCGAAGACGATCGACGAGCTGATCGGGTGAAGCTCACACACGAAGAACGCACGTTGCGTGAGTGGCACAAGCGGGCGCCGTACGTCTACGGCAACCCCTACATCCCGCACCTTCCGCATGCGAAGCAAATGAAGCTGCTCGGCGCGCACACGCGCACCGAGTGGCGCCGCCCGATCTTCGAAGTGCTGTTCGGCGGCGCGGCCGGCGGCGGCAAGAGCTACGGCCTGCTGTGGAGTGCGGCCCAGTACGCGTGGCCCTTCGCGCACTTTCGCGGCCTGCTGTTGCGCAAGACGAAGACCGAGGCTAGCAAGTCCGGCAACATCCTCGAACGCGCCAAGGCGCTGTGGTTGCCGATCGGCGCGCGCTGGAACGCCGAGCAAAGTGCGATCGTCTTCCCGAACGGCGCCACGGTGCAGTTCGGCTACCACGACGGCAGCGAGCGCGACAACCTGCAGTACCAAGGCGGTGCGTGGCACCTGATCGGTTTCGACGAGCTGACGCACTGGGAACGCGAGTCGACCTACGAAGCGTTGCGTGCCCGTTGCCGCAAGGA